CGGACCAAAGAAAAACCCCGCCGGAGCGGGGTCTGTGGGATCAGAAGGACTCGGGCTTCGCCACAGCGCGGGTCAATGCCATCAGACCCTGCTGCAGGTGGTTCTTGCTGATGGCGATCCATCGGAATGGCTCGGCATCACCGGTGCCATGCTCGGCAGTAATCCGCACCTGGGTGTCGCCGACCTTCTTCAACAGCTCATCCAGCTGGGTGCCAGTGGCCTTGATCTCGTTCATCAGGTCGATCTCGGCCTGGCTCAATTCCCGGTAGCCGGTGATCCTGCGGTGCTGGTTTTCCATGGTGATCGTCTCTGGCGGTAGGGCGGCCAGATTCCCAGCCGCCTACCCATGTGCAACGGATCAGCCCCACATCCCATAGCGCACGATCAGGATGGCGTGGATCTGTCGAGCCAGCTTCGACGGCACCGGCCAGCTCATCGGCCCTGCGCCTGTGCTTCAGCGACGCCGAACGAGAAGGCGTCTGCCGGGTTCTTCGGAGTGGCCGGCACTGCGGGCGCGGCGCTGGCTCGGGCCGGGTTATTCGGGCGCGCGGCCACGGCAGGGGCAGCAGCTGGGATGGCCGGCAGGCGCTGGTAGGCCTGGTGGATGGCAGCGGCCCACTGCGCCGGCGGCATGGTTGCCTGGATGATCTCGACCGTGGGCGCGAGGTAGGCGAACTTCTGCTGAAACTGCGGGTCGCTGGTGCGCAGCTGGGCGCCAAGGTCCGCGACAGCCTGCAGGCCCCTGTCCTCTTCCTGTTTCGACTGGCTGGCGCGGTGCTGGTTCTGCTGCTGCTCGTTCTGCAGCACGCCGCGCTGGCGGTGCTGGACCAGCTCGACGGCGGCGGAGCGTTCCAAGTCACCAGATGCCACCTTCTCGGCGAGGTCAGGGTGCGCGGTCAGCGGATCGAAGCCCGGCGCCTCGCGGCCCAGCTTCTCGCCCAGGTACTTCAGCTCGGCCTGCATGGTGTCGTAGGCGCGCCCCATGCGCACCGGGTCGCCGGAGTTGATGTCGGTCAGGTACACCATCGCCGCACCGAACTGCTCCGGGGTGGTGCCGGTGCGCTGGACCATGTCCTCCCAGCCATCGACCCTCGCGGCGCGCTCGCGGAGCGATTCGGCCTCGCTGGCGCGCTCGGACAGCTCGCGGAATCGCTTCTGGGTGCGCTCGTTGGTGATGCCCAGGTCCTTGATCTCGTCGTCGACGGACTGGGCTGCGTCGGGCTGGGGCTCAGCAGCAGGTGCCGCCGGTGCTGCGTTCGGGTCGACAGCAGCGGGCGCGGCGGCAGAATCGCCGCCCTCGCCTTCCACCGGCGCCGCAGGAGCACTGGGGTCGACCACCGCGGCGTCATCTGCCGACGGCGGCACGACGGGCGCAGCGTCGGCGGTCTCGGCAGCGCGGGCTTCCTCCACCCCTGCGGAGAAGGCGTTCAGCTGCTCGGTGGCGGGCGCTTCGCCCTGCTCGGCCACGGTCTGGTCGGTGTCGGGTGCAGGCGCAGCGGCCTGCGCGGCTTCGTTGGGGTTCGGCATGGTGATCCTCGTTTAGGCGGCGGGGAGTTGGGGTGGCAGCACTTCGGGCGGCAGCTGCAGGCCGGGGTCTTGCATCGCCAGAGCGGCGGGGTCGTTTGCGGCGGGCACCGGGAGGCCATCGGGGCCAGGCATGCCGGGCACAGCAGGCGTCATGGGCGGCGCCTGCGGGATGATCGAGTAAGGGTCGATGCCGGTGTCGCCGGTGCGCTTGATGGTTTCCACCACCAGCTGTTCCAGGCTGTCGGCAATGTCCATCGGCGAGGCGCCGCGCATCTGGCCGATCTGCACAACCGCCTGCTGCAGCTGAGGCAGGAGCACCGACCACTGCTGCTGCTTCATGGCTGTGGCCGGCTTGCCCGACGATCCGGCGCGGATGTCGACGGCCACCAGCGCCTCGACCATGCCCAGGTCGCCAGTGGTGATCCAAAAGGCTTCCGGCCCGGCGATGGCCACCACGTCGTCATGCGTCAGCCCGTTAGGCGACATCGACACCTCGGCGGTATAGACCGACAGGTCGCTGAGCGTCTCGTCTAGAGTGTCGCGCTGGTAGCCGATGCGTGACTCGGTGCCGCGATCCTGGATGTCGGCCTCGGTGGCGGTCTTGGCCACGGTGATGGTCGACGACAGCGCCTCCTGGATGCCCCAGATCAGCTCCAGCTCGGACCGGATGGTCGCGGTGTCATACAGCGCGGGGTCGATCTGGTTGTACTGGATCGGGAAGAGGACGGTGTTGGGCGATCCGCCGCTGAGGTTTAGCCCCACCATTTCGCCGACCGCGCCGGCCTTCATCTTCTCGGCCTCTTCCGGCTCCACCGCTCCATTGTCGAAGCCCAGCTTCGGGATGGCCCGGCGGCGGTGCTCGCGGTAGTTGGTGCGGGTGCGGTTGTACTCGTCCAACAGCGAGCGGGAACGGTCCACCAGCGACTGCGGGTGCCGGCGGCCGTCGACCCACAGCGGTGCCCACTGGAAGAACGGGTAGAACCTGGTCGACTTCTGGTCCGGGGTGAACGGTGCGCGCAGGTAGCGCTTCAGGCCAGAGGCCAGGGTCAGCACCTGCCCAGTCTCTCGGTTCCACAGCTCCCAGATGCAGACGTTCGCCGCGGCGCTCTCGTTGGTGGTGCGCGTGCTGCCGGCGGTCGAGTAGGCGTCAGCGTCGGTGTCGGACACCTGCCCTGCCCGCTTCTCGGCGTCCGACGGCCGGACGTTGTAGTACAGGGTCGCGCTGGACAGCCGGTCAGCGACATCCGGGTACTCGGCCTTGGCCTTCTCGATCGGGCGGAAGATGCGCTGCACGATCCACGGGCTGGTCACGTAGTCCTTCAGCGTCGGGCACTGGATGGCGACCTGCATGTCGTCGCCGCGGACGAAGTCGATGCAGAGCCCGCTGTAGATGACCTGCTCGACGTTGTCTTCCAGGCCGGCCAGCTGCTGCTCGTACTGGGCACGCAGCTCGTCAGGGTTCGGCGCGTCACCCTCGGCGAGCCGGCGCTCGGTCGCCTGCAGCTGGGCGATCTGGGTGCGCAGCGTGCTGATCTGCCGGTCGGTGGCCGGGTCGCGCTCCGTCTCGCGGTGCCAGGCCGCTTTCATCCAGCCGATGCCGATGGTCAGGCCGGAGCGCACCATCTGGTCAGCGGCCGCCTTCAGCTTGCCGCGCTTCCAGAGGTTGGCGATCACGATCTCCAGCGTGCGCGACAGCATCTTCGCGTCTTCCACGCGGCTGGGCCCGGCGCTCTCGGCGGGCTGAACGCTGGTCTCGGGGTCACGGGTGTACAGGAAGCCGGTGAGGATGTTCACGTAGGTGCCGGCGATCGGCACCGAAACGTCGTAGACCTCCGGGTCCACGCTGTCCTCGCAGTACCGGCGGTCAATCGCGTAGCCCTTGCGCGCAGCCTTGTCGAACTCGCGGGCCTCGTCGATACGCTTCAACCAGGCGCCGACATCGGCCTCTTCCTGCAGGATGCGATTTGCCTCAGCTGCCCTGGCCTGCTCGGCCGCCGCGTCAGCGTCCAGCACTTCCACGAAGGCGAAGTCGGTGGTTTCGGGCGTCACAGGTTGTTTCTCCTACGGGCTGCTACGTCGTTCGCATCGTCGGGCTGGGATTCCAGCCACCTGCGGGTATGGGGCACCAGGGGGGCACTCCGTTCAACGGATGGGCGCTCGCGGGCGCTGGCCACGGCCGGGAACCTGGTGTGGATGAAGTAGCCCAGAGCGTCCGGCGGATGGTCGAAGCCGGTGGTTTTGTCCGGCATGCCGTTCTCGTCGCAGGCCTGCTTCTCCAGCGCCTCGGTGGTCTTCGGGCAGCCGTACGGGTTCACCAGTAGCCGGCGCTTGCCCTTGGCGTTGCAGATCATCGCGTTGACGCTGACCACGCGCGCGCGGATGCGGGGGTTGGCGCCAGCCACGCGGACGGTGAAGCCGGCAGCTCGGAGCAGGCCCAGGTCGGAGACGCTGGCATTGTTGGTGTGCGCGCTGCCGCCGCTGGCATCGGGGTAGACCGTGATGCGGTTGTCGGGGAAGCGCTCCCGCAGCGCTGTGATCATGGCCGGGGTGTCACGGATCCCGGTCAGCTCTTCCAGCGCCATCGGCTGGTCGTTCCGGATCACGCAGATGACGCCGGTCATGTTCATCACGTTGAAGTCCATGCCAACGTGCAGCGCCTCGCCATCGGCAATCGTGGCGGTGGTGCCGTTGAGCTTCCGGCTGAAGGCGCCGTAGACCGAACCCGTGGTCAGGTTTACGAACAGCCCCCGGATGTACGCCAGCACCAGCTGCTCCGGGTAGGTCTCGAACAGGGATTCGATGTAGTCCTCGGGCAGGAACGCCTCGTTGTCGTAGGTGCTGGCATGCACCTTGCCGTACAGCGCAGCCTTCTTGGGGTCGCCACCGGGGATCTGCTCGAACTGCTCGTAGACGAAGTTGAAGCCCTCGGGCGTGGTCGTCACATCGATGCCGTTCTGCAGGCCGGGGGCCTTCACGCGCAAGCGGGCGATGATCTTCCGCCAGGCCTCATGGGCCTTCTTCTTCTTCAGCGTGTCGATCTCATCGACCAGGGCCTTTCCGACCTTGAAGCCCACAATGCTGGCCGGCTTGTCCATTGATCGGCAGATCACCGTGCTGCGGTACTGCCTGCCGGCGTACAGGTGCACTTCCTTGTTCGACTGGTTGATCTGCGCCCGCAGCCCCCAATCGAAGGCCACTTCCTCAACGGTCGGATAGAAGATGTCGCGGATCTGGGGGTAGCTTGGGGCGAAGTAGCCCGCCGGGATGCGCGGGAACTCCCAGGCGTGCTGGCACAGGGAGCCGCACCCTACCCAAGTCTTCCCGGAGCCGAACCCACCCACGAAGGCGCGGAACTTGTGCGGCAGCGCCAGGAACTCGGCTTGCGGCTCGTTAAGGGTCGGCACGCTTTCGGCCGCTCACGACGGTTACAGTGACGGCTGCCGGGGCCGGCGCATCGTCGTTGAAGCCTTCGGGCTTGTCGCGCCAGTCCTCGGGCTTGCGGTTCTTCAGCCAGAAGATCATCGAGGCCGGGTCCGGGGGGTAGCGCTTGACCAGAGGCGTCAGCGTGACCTCGCCCTGGTAGTTGCTGACGTGCACGTCTCGGTGCTGGTAGCCGGTGGCCCGTTCGAACAGGGCGCGCTCCACTCGGGCGTCAGCCTCGGCCTTGCCCATTTTCGTGGCATCCGAAAACTCTGGGTGCTTCAGCTTCCACAAGGACACTGTCGACAGCGAAACACCGAAGAATTCAGCGATTTCGGCATCTATACAGCCCTTCTTGGCAAGCATTTCAGCCTGCCGGGCGTAGTCGGCCTTGTACTTGGTTGGGCGCCCACCGGCACCTGGGCGCTTGGCCTTGGGCGCGTCCACCTCCGACTTGGCGCCCACCTTAGGCTTCTTACCGGCCATCGGCGGAGCCCGCTACGCGCACCCGGATGTCGAACACCCTACAACCGAACCCATCCTCGGCGTCGAAATTGAAAACGACGTAAGACGTGAAGGGCTTAATCTCAACCCGGAGCTGGTCAAACTCTTCGGGGGTGAGGGTGAACTCGGTAGGCAGCTTGCCGGTCCTCCCCAACGCATCGCCCCTTCGTGTCCAAAGCATGTCCACAATGCCCCGGTCGGCGGGTGGTTCCCTTTCCACGGTCGGGTGGCTCGTAGAATCGGCAGTTCCCAGGGGGCAAGTGTCAGCGCGCCTACCGGACGCGCCCGCCGCAACGCGGCAACCCTGTGCTGCCTGCTGGCTGTTGTCGACACCTGCCGGCTGGTCGTCCCGGTACTGCGCGCCCCGGGCGGCGCTTCCGTCGTGGTTCGAGGTGTGCATGGAGGATTTGGGCGTCTGGCGGTCGCTCATGGGCCTATTACGCGCCGATGGGCAGATGGATCAACGGAGCCAGGCGGCTGCCATGTACTGCCGGCGGCGGCCGTGGATCCTGGCCAGCTGGCACAGCGCCTCGGCGAATGCGCCGTGGAATCCCCACAGGTCCAGCTGCTCCGGCACGTCGCGCAGCTCCCGACCCATGGCCTCGAAGTGGAACACCAGGTCGTCGGCGATGTCCTGCTGCGTGGGGCATGCCGCGCCGGCGCCGGTGGACAGCCTGCCGGCGTAGGAGCAGACGAACCACTCCGGGTGGGACATCACCATCGTGTCGGCACTGACCGATTCGCTGCGCAAGGCGAACACCCGGCCGCCTGGATCGGCGAACACCAGCGTTCCGCAGCCCCTGGCCCGGCGGA